TCTCCTGTTTCTAAGTTTACAGATAAGGACTGGGAGACTTTTAATGCTTATATGATTCATAGGTTTATGTCTATGAACAAGGATTATATTGAAGTAGTCAATTATGTACAGGAATTACCTCCTCAGGAAAAAGCAATGATTTATAGGGTATATAAAGAATTTATCCCTAAAAATAAAAAATGGAATAAATATATTAAATCTACTTCTAAAGAACCAAACAAAGAATTAATACTTCATTTAAAAGAATATTTTGAAGTATCTTCTCGTGAAATTAAAGATTATATTAATTTGTTGGATAAGAGTGAAATTGTTAATATATTATCTTATAAAGGATTAGAAAATAAAGAAATAAATAAATTATTAAAATGACACTAGAATTATACAATATGCTTAAATCATCTGCTCAAGCAGATAAAGATAAAGCCTTATTATCGTTAGAATTATTAGGTAATAAAGCAGTAGGTATTGGAGATCACTCAACAGAAGATTTTTATAAGAATGCTGAAGAAGCACTTATAATGTTAGTTGATGCTGATGATAGATTATCTACTCTTGAAAAGTATTTTAAAACCAAAGATGTAATCAATGGGTGATTCAGTAAAAGCATGGTATGACATGCAAGAAGAAAAAAATATGAGTGATAGAGAAATTATGAACGCAAAAAGGGGTGTTGAAGACTTTAAAGACTTTGAAGCATATAGTGATGTAGTAGCTCATTTTGAAGCTGAATATCCAGAATTATCAAAAGAATTTAAATCAATCCAAAAAGAAATGTATGAAATGTTTGCTCGTAAACATATGGATTATGGTTTAAACAATATTGCTTTAGGAGGTGATTTAACTAATCCTGAAGATAAAACATTTTCACTTACAGGTTTAGCTATTAGACTTACAGATAAAATTAGTAGATTAAAAAATTTACTTATTAATGGTAAAAACTTTGTTAAAGGAGAAGGTATGGAAGACACGTTTATTGATATAGCTAATTATGGTATAATTGGATTATTAGTAGGACGTGACAAATGGAAAAAATAAGTTTTGGCTAGAAAAATTCCTAAAATAGTAAGGGAGATTAAAGAAAATCCCCCTCAAGAGGTAAACTTTGCTTACCAAAAAAACATTTCATATTCTCAAATGAATTTGTTTAGGCAATGCCCTCATAGATGGAAATTACAATATAAAGATAAAATAAAAGTATTTACTTCATCTATTCATACTGTTTTTGGAACTGCTATTCATGAGGTGTTACAACATTATTTAGATGTAATGTTTGAGACTAGTGCTGCTAATGCTGATAGAATAGATCTAGAAGAATTATTCCAAGAAAAATTTATTGGTGAATATCAAAAACAATATAAATCAAATAATAATGAACATTTTTCTTCAGCTGAGGAAATGAGAGAGTTTTTTGAAGATGGGATTGGTATTTTAAATTGGTTTAGAAAAAAACGAGCTAGATATTTTAGTAGAAGAGGATGGCATTTGGTAGGGTGTGAAATTCCATTAGTTATTTCACCTAATAAAATGTATAACAACATAAAATATACAGGATTTTTAGATGTTGTGCTATACCATGAACCAACAGAGACATTTAAGATAATCGATATTAAAACCAGTACTAAGGGTTGGAATGCTAGAGATAAAAAGAATGAAGATAAACAATTCCAATTATTATTGTATAAACAATTTTTTAGTGAGCAATATGGGATCCCTTTAAGTAATATTGATATTGAGTTTTTTATAGTTAAAAGAAAAGTACTTGATTGGGATGATGACAAAATAATGTCACCCCATCAAGCATATAGAGTACAAACATTTATTCCACCTAGTGGAAAAATTAAATTAGGACGAGCCAAAAAAGCTATAAATAATTTTATAAATGAATGTTTTAGCTCAACAGGGGATATTAAAGAAATAGAATACCCTAAATCAGTTTCTAAATGGAACTGTATGTTTTGTCCTTTTAAAGAGGATAAAGAAAGGTGTGGAGAAGGTATAATATACTGATTTCTCTATATATGTATAATTAAACGTTATTAAAAATAAAAATTATGGCAAATGGTAAAAACATGACACTAACCAGTGTAAAAGTTCAAAGCAATTTGTTTGAAAACTTCAAAGTAGAGTGCGTAAGAAGAAAATTTTCTTTTCAAAAGCTTGCCGATCGAGCAATTTATTTGTACCTTACAGACGAGGATTTTAGGAAACAAATTACTAACCAAACTAATATTGAACTGTAAATTATAAACAACAAGATGAATAAAAGTTTTAAAGCATTACCTTTTGAAAAAAGGAAAAAAATCCTATTAATTTGTGATGATATTAGAGTTCATTCTGGAGTTGCTACGGTAGCTAAGGAAATTGTACTTAATACTTGTCATCATTTTAATTGGGTAAATGTAGCGGGAGCAATTAAACACCCTGAAGCAGGAAAAAGATTAGATATTAGTCCTGATACTCAAAAATTCACAGGGGTAGAAGATGCTAAAGTATTTCTTTATTGTGTAAATGGATATGGTACTACTCAGGAAATCCATAACATTTTTAATATAGAAAAACCAGATGCTATTATGTTAATTACTGATCCAAGATATTTTGTCCATGTATTTAATATGGAAGATCAGTTAAGAAAATTAGCTCCTATTACTTATTTAAATATTTGGGATGATTATCCAGCTCCTAGATATAACCAACCTTACTATGAAGCATGTGATTTATTAATGGGAATTTCAAAGCAAACAGTTAATATTAATAAGTTAGTTTTAGCTGATTGTGATAATTCTCATAGAGTATTTAAATATATTCCTCATGGGTTAAATCATAATGAGTACTTTCCTATTGATGAAAATCATGAACAATATAAGGAACTTCAAGAATTTAAAAATGAAACCTTTAAAGGTTTAGAAACAAATTTTGTAATGTTTTTTAATTCAAGAAACATTAGAAGAAAACAAATCCCAGATGCAATGATGGCTTTTAGGGCGTTTTTAGATTCTTTACCTTATGAAGAAGCTTTAAAATGTAGATTCATACTACATACTGAAATATCATCTCAACATGGTACAGATTTAAAAAAAGTACATGAGTATTTATTTGAAGATAAGTATGAAGATTGTGTTTTATTTTCTACAGGAAAAGTAGATAGAAAAAAGTTAAATTTCTTATATAATATAGCTGATGTTCAAATATTATTAACCTCAAATGAAGGTTGGGGTTTAACTATTACTGAAGCTATTTTAGCTGGTACTCCTATTATCGCTAATGTAACTGGTGGAATGCAAGACCAAATGAGATTTGTAGATGAAAATGGAGAATGGTTTACACCTAGTCCTGAAGTACCTTCTAACCATAGAGGTACTTATAAAGAACATGGTGAATGGGCATTCCCAGTTTATCCAACTTCAAGATCAATACAAGGTTCTCCTCCAACTCCTTACATTTATGATGATAGATGTAAATGGGAAGATGCTTGTGATAGAATAAAAGAAGTATATGCTTTATCTCCAGAAGAAAGAAAACGAAGAGGTTTAGCTGGTAGAGAATGGGCTTTAAGTGATGAAGCAGGATTTACCGCTGCTAAACAAGGAGAAAGAGTAATTGATGCATTTGAAGAATTATTCAAAGTTTGGAAACCAAGAGAAAAGTTTGAAATAGTAAATGCTACTGAGTATAAAGGTAAAATTTTAAATCATAAAATTATATATTAATGAGTAAACCAGTTTTTGTAATAAGTTGTCCTTTTGACACATATAGTGGTTATGGTGCTAGAGCTAGAGATATAGCTAAAGCAATAATCGAATTAGATAAATACGATGTTAAACTTTTAGCTCAAAGGTGGGGTGATACCCCAGGTGGTTTTTGTAATGATCATGATGATTGGAAATTTCTTCATAAGCATACTATTCCTAATATACAAAGTAAGCCTGATATTTGGATGCAAATAACTATTCCAAGTGAATTCCAACCCGTAGGAAAATATAATATAGGTTGTACAGCAGGAATTGAAAGTACAGGATGTGATGTATCTTGGATTCAGGGGCTTAATAGAATGGATATGAATTGGACTTCTTCTAAACATAGTAAAAAAGTTTTTGAAGATTTAAAATTTGAACAAAGAGATAATAATAAACAAATAGTTGGAACTATTAAATCTGAAAAACCACTCCATGTAGTATTTGAAGGGGTTAATTTAGATGTTTATAAACATTTACCTAATAAAAAAGAAATTAGTTTAGATTTATCTAGTATTAAAGAACAATTTTGTTTTCTATTTGTAGGACATTGGATGAATGGGAAGTTAGGTCATGATAGAAAGAATGTTGGTTTAATGATTAGATATTTTTATGAAACTTTTAAAAATCAACCAAATCCACCTGCTTTAATTTTAAAAACCTCATTAGGTAGAAATAGTTACATGAGTAGAGAAACTATCTTAGATAGAATTAAAGCTATTAAGGGTGCTTTTAGAGGAGCTAAATTGCCTAATGTTTATTTACTAAACGGAGGTTTAAGTGATACTGAAATGAATGAACTGTACAATCACCCAAAAGTAAAAGCAATGGTTTCATTTACTAAAGGAGAAGGTTATGGAAGACCACTTGCTGAATTTTGTTTATCTAAAAAACCAATAGCTGTTTCTGGATGGTCAGGACATATTGATTTTATTAGTAATGAATTTTCAATATATATCCCTGGGTCTTTAGAAAATGTAGATGAGAGCGCTGCTAATAACTGGTTAAAAAAAGAATTTAAATGGTTCCAAGTAAGTCCTAGACATGCGGGGAATGCTTTTAAAACTATTAAGAAAAAGTACCCTAAATTATTAACTGGGGCTAAAAGACAAGCACATAAAATAAAAACAGAATTTAGTTATGATGCTATGAAAGAGTTAGTAGGAAACATTTTAGATGCAAATATTCCTGAATTTCCAAAACAAGTGGAATTAACCTTACCAAAAATGGAAACACCTAAGTTATGATACAACAATATGATGAAATTATAGATTGTCCTAAATCAGGTGGAGATCTATGTTACAAAATAGAAGTAAGCCCAGAAATAACTAATTATTTTAGTTTATCATGCGGGTTTTGGACTAATAGCTTAATGAAAGCAGGAACTGATTTTTATAAAGAACAATGGGATTTACTTCCTGAACTTTATAAAGATATAGCTTGGATTGATCCTAAAACAGAATTAATTTGGTTACCTAATACTATTAACATCCCAGAATTAGGAATGGTATTTGCTGAAGGTACTAACCCCGAAGATTGGAGATGGGCAGCAACTAAAGCAGTAGAATTAAGTGAAGAAGACCAAAAGAAACATGGTGTACAGTATAAGGCGGATATGAAAACTATAGCTCACTTCCCTGAAAGACAGTATATGGATGCTTTATCTTA